TACACCGTTATCATCAGCTTGGGCAGTATCACTACACCATATGATACTACCTGCTCCACCACTAATTGCCTCAATCGTATTATTCGGAGTTGAAACGTATACTAGGCTCTTCCATTCCACCTTCCTCTTCAAACTCGATATCTCCTTGTATGGAGTCCTGATCTTCATCTTTCGTCGATAGTTCGCTTTCTTCTTCGCTCGTCGTGCTTTCTTCTTCCACTTCCGATACTTCTTCTTGTATTTGCTTTTGAATCTTTTTGGAGGCATTCTGCATATTCAAAATCTAAACTAAATAAATCATTATAAATTTTTGGTGACTCCCGAATCGAGTTAAATACTCTTGAGTAAGAGAGAGGGCTGGCGAATTGGCCGGGTAATATTATTACCGGCCAATTCGAATATTTAAACTCGTTTAAATACTATCATTTATTAAATGAACAAAAAGACAAACCGTTGTCAATATTCAAAGTTCTTTATCACATACCCTCGTTGTGATGTTGATCCTGATGATGTCGTACCTCAACTTACTAAGTGGGCTGATTCTATTAATAATAGCGTTAATAGGTTCGTGGTCGCCCAAGAACATCATAAAGATGGTGGTCTTCATCTTCATATCATATTATGTCTTGATCTCGAAGCAGGCAATATACCTGTACGGTTGTTTGACTTGCATAGAAATAATAGGGTGTTTCATCCTAACTATCGCTCGCTCATCTCTGAACCTCACGCCTTTAAATACCTTGGCAAAGAATTTAATACTCGTCATAACTATACCAATGAGGAGGTTGAAGACTTGCTTGAAAAGGCTAAATTACCTTTACGAAAAACGATTAAGGCCGTCGTCCGACTTGACTGGCCCAGTATATGCAAAGACATTATGGCTGGACGTCCCGTGCAAGAATTGCTCGATCAGCATCCTGAACTGTTCATGCACTTGGACAAAATTGAAAGAAACATGGCCGCCTATCGTAGACTCACCATGCGTAAGGCGACCAAGCTATCTAAACTCAATAACACCTGGTGGTGGGGAAAAACTGGTGCAGGAAAATCCTCTATGTTATCAGAGAAATATCCTGATGCTTATATCAAAACTAAAGATTGTTGGTGGAATGATTATTGTGGAGAAAAAGTTGTTATTATCCCTGACATGGATGGTACTCATGTGGATATTATTGAGGATCTCAAAAATATTGCCGATTACTATGTAATGAAAGGCAAATGTAAACTCGGAAATCCTATTGCTCTTAGACCTGAACAGATAGAAGTTACTAGTAATTATACTATCCGAGAGTGTATGAAAAGATACTTTGAGCATACTAAAAAGAATTGGGATGAAGAACTAGTTCTTGCTATGGAAAGAAGATTCACAGAAGTTAATATTACCACTCCTGTGAATCCTGATCCTTTGGGGGTGTTTCCTGAGAATTATTTTTTTGATCCTAAGGACCCCCTTGATTTTATTAATACATTAAATAATAATCCTGATATTGATATGACTTATGATAAATATATTGATCCATTTGATTTTTAACGTCAACCCCCGGGCCTTGTCGGCCCGGGTACGCTGTGGCTTTATTTCCTCATGACCAAAAACCCCAAAACCCCAAGTATTTTAATTATGAATAGTTGCTTTTGTGCATTCCTGCTAGGACCGCTTGGTTTTTAAACGCCTCCGCCTTCGGCTACGGCTAGAAAAAACACCGCTATCGCTTATGTTTTTTTGTTCTGTCCCGGGACAGTGTTAAATTATATACATTAATTATTCATCTGTAAACCATACTCTGAAAAATACATTCTTAATAACACATTGTGCATTCTCACTAACAGCCATTAAATAAGTCTTTAAAAATGGGTTGAAAATACCTCCGGATGCTTTAGTTACTACTTTCCTATAAGGTATTCTCATTCTGAAATGTCTGTCTGGGGTCTTGATCGTCGTTGCATTCGATGCTACTCCCGGTACATTATTAGTGGTTAATCCTGTCATGAACTGTATATCTTTGTCCATATATACTTTCCATAATTTTGGGTCAATTGGTACATTGATATTTGCTCCGAAACCACCTGCATACAATGAATATAAATTTTGGTTTAATCCCGCTATTGCTGATTGTGTAAAACGTTGTTTAAATAGCATTAATCTGACGTGATCACTAGATTGTGCTTGTAACTGATCAGCTATTGTAAATCGCAGATCTACTTGTCTTAAGGTATAATCAGAACCGATAAAATTTGTACTACCGGTTCCTACTACTGGCTGTTGGAAAACGACTACACCGTTATCATCAGCTTGGGCAGTATCACTACACCATATGATACTACCTGCTCCACCACTAATTGCCTCAATCGTATTATTCGGAGTTGAAACGTATACTAGGCTCTTCCATTCCACC